AGGTGCCCCAGTAAATCCACTATTAAGTTTTACCTTATTATCTTCAATGTTAATCTGTGTTGTATTAACAGAGTTAACAGTTCCAATAACATTTAAGTTTCCGCCAACTTGCAAGTTGCCAGTAATTTCTACGTTATCTGGTAGACCAATAGTTACAGCAGCATTGTGTCCGCTATTTGGTGAAACTGTAACTTCATTTGCTGTTCCAACAATAGTTGCTACATAGTCGCCTGTTGTTTGTGAATCTAGAGGGATAACTAGATTAGCTTCACTTGCTCCAGTTAAACGACCTTGCTGATCAACAGTAAATGTTGGTACCTTTGTAATTGAACCGTATGTTCCAGCTGTTACTGCGGTATCATTTAATTTTATTGTGTGTGTTCCTGCTACATCGCTATATGTTGCAGTTAATCCTGTTCCGCCAACAACTGTAGAGCCAATTAAATCTTGAATTACCTCTTGTGATCCAGAGGTAGGTGTCCACTCTGTTCCATTGTAGAAGTACAATACATGTGTGCCAGTATCAAAGTATATTTGACCAGCGACTGGTGATGAAGGGGCAGACCCTAAATTTTGAATTCTAGCATTGAGCAACTCATTCTTGTTGAGGTCAATACTAACTAAAAACTTTTTTGCCATTTTCTTTCTCCCTTATGACAGATGTGCTGTCCCTGAAAACGGTTGCGCCATAGTCAGTGTTATTTGATTAATACTATTATAGTCTATTCCTGTTTCTAGGATATCCCCAGCGCTTGACTTAACTGTAACATTGGGGTGGAACCCAAGGTTGTGGTTAATTAATACGGAGTATATTCCCTGAACTGGTCCAGTGATTTGTGCCATTTCCCAGCTATAAGTTAAAGAAATTTGCTTGTCTAGGATAAAACTACTATTTATATCCCAGCTATTTGTTTGGTCATTCTTTGGACCCCAGAATCTTGTTGTGTCTGTGTCAAAATAAAAATCTCCAGGAACTCCTAGCGTATTTGCTGGATTTCCCTCTCCGCTTATGATTGTTCTGCCTGGGGCTCCGCTTGCTCTAACTACAACAAGGGGCTTATTTTCGGTTACTATTAAACGTGTTGCCATTATACTGTCACTGACCTACTTAAGGTCATATACCCTTCTAGCAGTCTTGTTTTGTTAACGCTTGGGTCAATTAAAACAAGATCATATGCAGATTTTGGATAAAACATTTTATTTGTTCTATCTGCTGAAATAGAAATCTTTAACTTTCCTTCTGTTGGGCTTATTACAATGCCATCAACTTCTGTTAAAGTAAATGCAAGCTTTTTCCCGCCCTGGGTGTCTCTAACTTGTAGTTTAGCTGTGTGGTGATTTAACTGAATTGGAGTCTGGTCTTCATCCAAATACTGTACTTCAAATGTGAAAGTAGTATTTTGATCAACTTCAAAGTTTTTTTGCGCTGCCACATTTACCCCTAAATTAGAAAAGCCCTTATGCCAATTTTAGCATAAGGACGTTCCTAATCAACTATAATTTAGGCCTTGTTGGTAAATCCAAAATTCTTGTCATTTGGATTTAATGCCTTTAGGATTACGGGCGCTATCGCTGCAATTCCGCCAAGTAGTAAATCTTTAGGATTTGTATTACCTGTCATGTATAAGGCTAGTGCTGCTGAAAGAAATGCTCTTCCGTAGCTTGCCAATGCTGCTAGGATCTGTTCTTGCATAGTTACTTTCCCATCTTTATTTAAATCTGCTTTTGCAAATTTAGCCATTTTGTTATCTCCTTGTGGGCAATTTGCCCTTGGAATTTTCGGCTGTGGCCGAATACTATAATTCTACCACTATGCTGAAATATCTACAAGTTCGCAATTACCGTCAGAACTGCAGGCAAGGGTGGCAGAGGGTGATGTTCCATCTTCTGTCTCATAAAAAGATAAATCTTCCCAACGAATATTTTTAGGCATTTTTGAAACAAGCCTTTCGTATTCTTCTTTAGAAACCTCTTGGTATGGAGCCTGCTTATAAGAATGTTCTGAGTGTGGCAAGAAAGATATTCCAGACACCTCATCAAAATTCTTATATACCCAAGCGCCCACTTCCATCCATTCATCTTCTTTTACAGAAACAGTGATTGATGGCTTATGCTCACACCATGCACGTTGATATACTAGCCAAATATTTAAATGATCAATTGCAGTTAAATCATTTCTAACAATTGCAGCTTCTGGCGCTTTGACTGGAAATGAAAATACATATGTGTCGTTTGGCTTCATCACATCATCTTCTACTGGGATTCCAACTTCTTTTAAAAATGTAGAGATTGGATCTCCCTTTGATCCACGTACTGTACGAATATAATATGGAGAATGCCACGGATGCATACCTGAAGATACCCCAACAAGTTGAGAAACAGTTCCAGAAGGCTTAACACAAGTAATTGCTGCAGATTCTGGAATACCAATTTTTCCAGATTCTTCTCTGTTCACTTCTCTTGCTTTTTCACGCAGAGTCATAAGAAATGCTTCAAGCGAAATTAGGTCTTCTTTACCCGACATAAATTTATGACCAAACTGACCAGTTAAAGAAACTCCAAGGAGGCGTTCTTCCTCTGTGTTATCTTTCCAAATTTTACGTAGGTATTTAAAATCAGTTAAAGTTGATTGCCACGTTCCAAGAATTGTAGCAAGTTCAACTTTGCGCTGAATATCTTTCTTTGTATCATTTTCACGTAATACGACTTCTGAAAGGTTACAAAACTGATAAGGACGTAGAATAATTTCTGAGCATGGGTTAGTTCCGTAGTGTATATCTGGATCTCTTCTTCCAAACTTGGCTGCTTGGGCTTGAGCTGCGGCCACATTGTATATACCTCGTTCTCCAGATTTTGAGTCATACAAAGATTTCCATTCTGCAATAAACTGCTCCATCTCTGGTTTGCGTGAATAAGCAACAGAGTTATTTGATAGTGCACGTTGTGGGCTTTGCTCCCACCAATTTCCTGATTTAGCTTGTGCCATTTCAATGTCATTAATATTAGAAAGAGAAATCATTGCTGATCTACGTACTCCGCCGACAACTACAACTTCGCCAATCTTGCACATAATGTCATGGCATTCAATTGGCTTAAGATTTCTTCCTGTAGCATTTTTAAATTTAGCAATTGTAAAATCAAAAAGATTTACTAGTGGTTGCGGACCAGAGGATCTTCCTCCCATTGTCTTTAAACGTGCTCCTGAAGGTCTAACTTTTGAGACATCAATTGCTGGAATGTGTCCTGTCCAAAGTAAAGCAAGTAGTTCACGATAAGCTTTTGCCCATCCTTGTTTTGAATCTTCAACAACAATAACAGTATCTGACTTTTCAAGTTTTTCTGGGACTGGAGGAAGCTTATTTATATACTTGTATTCAACAGAGAATCCAACTCCAGTTCCGCACATAAGAACATACATTGTCTCATCAAATGATCGAGGGGAGTCAACTGGTAAGAAAGCGCAGTTATATCCAGCAACATTATCTCTTTCCAGAGCAGCTCCTGATGTCATTACTGATCTCATAGACGGCATAACGTTTCGTTCAAACACAAACTCTTTTAATTCCGCAACTAGCTTTTCATTTGGAATATAATTATGATTTACCTTAAGATGATTAGTCATGAAGTTAAAGTATCTATCTACTGTTTCTCCCCATGTTTCTCTGCGACCTTCTGCCTCTACCCATTTTGCATATCTGGATAAAGCAATAAAGTTCTCATAAGGATTTTCAATATTTTGTGACATTTATCATACGACCTTTTCTCCGCCTTGCGGTGTAATTTTTAGATGAAGTCCTAGTGTATCAAACTTTTATTTAGCGGTCTAGGGGTGAAAAATATTTTTAGAAATATCAATATATGAGATATTGTTTCAGTTAACTAAGTTGACATGGTTTATCTATTAATGTTATGATTGTATCTCGTTATCTCTATAGGAGGAAATGCCAATGGAGAATATAAAGCAACAGTTTAGCGATTTAGTTCGTGACTGGACGATAATAGCAGTAACAATGTTATTTTTGTTTGGAAACACAGCAAACGCTGTAACTGTAGTAGAACCTTTAGTGAAAACTGAAGCCCAATTAAAGCAAGAAGTCTTAGATAGCTTTAGTAAAGAAATTTACAAACCATCTGAGATGCTTACAGATCAAGAGTTGTTAACACTTCTGGAGACTGTAGGATTCGAAGGACTAGGTCTTAAAAAAGCTTGGTCCATAGCAAAGCGTGAATCTAATGGAAGACCGCTTGCATATAACGGGGACAGAAAAACAGGAGATAATTCTTACGGATTATTTCAGATAAATATGATTGGAAATCTTGGTCCTGACAGACTTGAGAAATTTGATCTACAGAGTAACAAAGAGTTATTCGACCCAGTAACAAACGCAGAGATAACGTACTATATGACCGATGGCGGCAGTGATTGGTCAGCTTGGAAGGGCATGACCCCAAGAGCTAAGGAATTTTTCTTAAAATTTCCGACAAAGTAAAGGAGATGGGATGAGGATACAATATGTATCAACTTACATCTCCATGTCAGAAGAAGGATTGGTTGAAAAGCTTTTATGCCCAGTAGACCAATCCATTCTTTTTTGTAATCAAGATTTAGCAGATAACATATCTCTATATTGCCTAGAGTGTGAATACAGAAAGGATATGGGGTCTGCAACATATCAAAAAATAGTAAAGCTGGTTGAGGAAAATAGAAGTGTGTAATAAAGAATACTGTGAGTGTAATAGAGAGTCGATCAATATCCCAATTACCGACTCTATGGGCAGAGAGGCTTTTTGGTTAGATGCAGGAAGACCTGAATAAAGAAGTTTCAAATAATCTTGAAGATAATTTACCTATGGTTAATTATATTATGCTTCATAGAATGTACGACCTTCTTACCTTAATTTCAAATAAAATTGTAGGTAGTGAAGATACTCAAAAAATGATAGAATATCATGAGGCGGGTTACCTTTTGGGACCAGCGCCTTCATTTACACCAGGTGAGGAAGAATAAAATGGAAAAAGAAAAAGTAGTACTACTAATGCTTGAAAAACTAAATAATGATACAAGATTTGCTGGAGTTTCTTCAGGGGCAGATATTGCAGATGTTGAGCAGCAAATTATTAAGAACCAGCCATTCTTGCAGTGGCAAATGGGAAACATGTATGACCTTCTTGTAGAAAAAGGCGTATTAGTTCCTTGACATTATTTGGATAATACTTTATACTTTTAAAGTATTGGTTGAGTTTTGCTCCCAGTATATAAAGCCTCATTCGGATCCGCCTCTGAATGGGGCTTTATTATTTAAGTGGTATAATTATATTATTATGTCCCCTAGAGATCACTTTTCAAAAGCAATGCATAGCCCTTACTTTTCTTCACCTGGCTATGGTGATACACCTAGTGGAAAAGCTGAAAAAGACCTTCAAAAAAATCTTAATAAAATAAAAGGATTTTTTAAACGTATAGTTAGGAAAAAATAATGTTTACTGACAACAAGAATTTTGAGCAAGTGGCGGATCAAGTTTGGATTTGGCGTAACTTTGTAACAGAAGAAGAAAATAACCAAATAATGTCAATCATGAAAGAGTATGAATCTAAATTTGCTAATAACCAGGATGCATTTAAATTTGAAGACCAGGCAATTGATTGGTACAAAAATAAAACAGGACCCTTGATGCTTGAATTAAAGCCTATATGGGATAGAATTTCTTTAGCCCTATACCCAGAGCACTACATCCATCCACAGCTTTTTGTTAATGTTATGCGTCCAGGTGATGAGGGCATGTTTGTACACGCAGATAGCCCAGGAATGAATATGGAGCATAATCTAACACAATTAGATAGATGGTCAACTTGCTGTAGACTAAGTCATGGAATAGTTACATATTTTGGAGACTACGCTGACGGACAAATATTTTACCCAAATCTTGAAAAAGACGGATCTGTAAAAAATAGACCTGGGGACCCATTTGATTGCTTAGAGGTAGATGTGCGACCAGGAGATATGGCAATACATGGAGCAACACACCCTTGGGAGCATGGTGTAAGAAAAATTACATCTGGTACAAGGTATGCTTATTCAAACTTCTGCATGGAACTAGAGCATGCTCCTGGAACATATGAGCTATTTAATCCAGACAAGCATCCGCACATGACGGATGAAAAAGAGATAATTAGTTGGGTACAAACAGTATACCCTGAAACAACATTCTGCAAAAAGAAGTGCATTTGTGGACAATCAGCAGATTTTCCATATTGCGATAACACTCACAAAATAATTAATGCAAAAAATGCTGGTATCAATAAATAATTTTTTATCTAAAGAAGAAATTGAATCTTTTTTAAATAAACAAACCTCTATTGATTTAATAGTAGATAAAACTTCTAGCATAATATCTAAATATAATAATGCTAAAGTTTACACACAATGGGTTGAATTTCTAACTATGAAGTCTGGATCATTTAATTCTCTACATACAGACATAGATAATAATGAAGAAAATCTAATATCTGCAATACTTTATTTAAATAGTGATTACAATGGTGGAGAATTTATTTTTCAAAACATAAAAGTTAAGCCAAATTCTGGTCAACTACTTTTTTTTAATAGTAATAAGAACACCCCGCATGAGGTAACAGAAGTTTTGGGCGCTGATAGATTATCTATATCAATGTTTTTTAGTTATGATGAAACAAGATCAAAATACAAATATCTATCTAAAACAATTTCTAATGCATACAAAAGAGACAAAAGACCTATATAGTGCAAAAGTGAAAAAATTGAAGTGCGGCGGCGGTAGAAGAACCCTTTTTAAAATTTAGCATCATACAGGGGATCAGCACTATATTCATATATTAGATTCATTAATAATAAACAGTCAGAATGGGATTCTAAGTACCATATGTCACATACCCCTGACTCTGCATTCAAACATGTCTCTAATCGGCTCTTAAGCCCCTTTATGACCCACTCTAGCGAACACCGTGCAATGAACTTGTCAGCTTGATAATAATTGCATTCCTCATATCGACGATCTAGCAAATATTTCGCTAATTGGTCTGCTTTGTCCGAATTTACCTTATTATCCATAATGTCCCTATTGTATATAGACCAATGAGAATCCAAGATAGCCAGAGTATTGACCTATATAGTTTAGAGTTCTTCATAGTCTATATCTTCGTCTAGGTCAAAATCAAAGATTTCTACATTTCCCGCCCAATTTAAAAATTTAGACAATGCGACTCCTGAAAGGATTGCTATCGCAATGGTACTTACTAATGCATATAATTTCTTCATATATATATCCTAGTCAACTGCTTTATTTTATATCATCCCAAAATGCAATGATCAATATTATTATTGGTCCAAATATAACTGATGCCTGTATCCAGTTCATATTGACCTCCTTGTAGGGATACTGGGATTTGAACCCAGAATCTATTGTATATAAGACAAGTGCTTTAACCAGATTAAGCTATATCCCCTAGTTCATATAGACTTGCAGAATTATTCCGCATATATGTACTAGGATAGCTATAATGCCGATCCAGATTATTGTCTTCATTTCCCGCCTTTAATTAATTTTTCAATGCAAGATACGCAAAAATTTTCAAGTACGCCCTTTGAGTTAATACGCTCTACGTATTTTGGATTTTCGCAAAAATTACATTTCATAATATTAGTATACCATAATCCTAGTCAACTGCTTTATTCCTAATTATGAATTTCTTATTTAACTTTTGTATATTTGATATTTCTTCTACAGAATTATAAATGTTAGCTTGATGAGAGTTACTTGCAAAACACTCTTTTCTAGATATATCACGCTTTTCATTAATTTGATCTTGAGTCATAAATTCTATTTCCTTCTTATATGCATTAGGCATAGGCGACTCTACATACATTCTAATAAATACCTTCTCACCGTTTTTGGTTCCATACACGCCATGATAATGCAATGAAGAGAAAAACATAGCATCTCCAGCTTCAGGGAAGTATTCTATTGGCTTATCTATCTCATAGTACTCTACGCCATTATCTGTAATCTTTCGTTCTGCCGTTTCCATATCTATAAATGCCAATCCGCCACCTTCAAAATCATCATATGGGTATACGTTTAATGTAAATGCATGTGGAGAAGATCCCCAAAATGGAGTCCTGTTAATATGGTATCCGTTTATAAACCCATCAGCTCCAAAGCTGTCTGCGTAGTCTACAAGAAGTATATCTGCAGATCCCCATCCACCAGCTTGAGATGCCTCTTCGTATGTTGCTGGTATATTGTAGTTTGGTTCTATATCTAAGGACTTTAAGTAGTCCATGTTTAGATAGTTGTCTTTGTAGTAGTTAATACATTGTGTATATATACTACCAAGCTCTTTGATAAGCTCTCCAGGTTCGTTATTAAGATCTCTTGTGTCATACGGATCTAATGTCGACTTACATCCAGAGATTCCCCAATCCATCCAGTCTGTAAATAACTCATGTTTTTCAGTTTGAGATTTTTTTATAGTGTCATAGGTTTTCTTTGGATCTTTTAATACATTCTTAAATACAAGAACTCCATTAGTCAATTCAAAAGCATCAAACATTCTTGACTACACAAACTATTTGATTGTCATTTCCGCCATTGCCTATTTCTTCTTTTGAATTATAAATTCTGCATTGCCAGCCGTACTTAGCAAATCCTTCTTTTTCTTCTTGTTTTAAAAGATCATCAAATTCTTCTTCTGACATACTTGCCTTTTTGTCTTCATACTCTTTCTTGAATGATGCTGTTAAGAATTGACGAACATAAAATTTATTTCCTACAACTGGTAATACCGCATGGAATACGTCTGTTCTAAATAGAAGTCCGTCTCCAGCTTCCATCTTGTATCTTACTGGTGGATCAATCATGTAGCATTTTCTCTCTACCCCAGCTTCATCAATATAGGTTGATATCTCTGCATCCTCTGTATTGATTAGTAAAATATCTCCACCTTCATAATCATCGTTAGTATAGATATTAAAATTAAATATATGTGGAGTGCCACCAAACCAAGGCCTTCTATCCTGATGGTATTCCATTGATAGTGGTTTTGAAGTATCTGTGTTTTCTGATTCTAAAATTACAACATCAGCAGTGCAGTATGTTGGATGCTTTCTAGCTTCTTCCATAGTCGTTGGAATATTAGGGTCTTCGTCTATTAGCTTAAAGTAGTCTTCGTTTAAATAATTTTCCTTATATATCTTCATTACGTTCCAGAAGATGTCTAGAAATTCTCTTAGGTATTCTCCGCCTTCATTTTGACAAACTTCATATGATGAGTCCTGATATGGATAGGCCTTTGAATATTGACCCCAAGGACGCCAGTCTTCCCAGTTTCCAAACCACTGGTCATTATTGGTTTTAGAGCGTATAATAAAATCCTGGGTCGCAGCTGGATCCCTTAGTGTATTTTTAAAAAGGATAACATCTTTAGTGAGTAGTCTATGTTCCATGATTTTCCTGTCGCTAGATTATAATTATAGCATTGGTTGTATCACTTGATCTTAGGTCTTAGGTCTTACTATATATAATATATTTAATATTTATTGATTTACTGACCCCCCGACCCCCCTAGAAAAGTATAACATTTGTATTTTCGGTGTCAACCCCCTTTTCAGATTTTAAAAAATGTTAATATATTTTTAATTTGTACGATACACATATTTGAGAGAAACGGACATTTAGGATAGACCGCCCATAATGAGCGTGTGCATGGGATCTTTGTGGTGCAAATCACATAGGTTTGCAAAGATTTATTTCGACACGCCCGAGAATAGGGGTATAAATGTCAGTGCCCCTTGCTATGATTAAGGTATAAAGAAAGTAAGAAAGTCTTACTAAGAAAGGTTAGGTCTAAAATGACTAACAGAATTTGGGAAAGTCGTAACGACTACCTAGTAGAGTCAGACGCTAAGCGTCTTGGCTATGTATCCTGCTCAGCAGGTTGCGGTAGAGTAACCGCATACTCCTTATGCGTAATGTGTGGCGGTAACTACGCCGAGCATAACCTAGTAGGTGTGAGGTAACTCACACTAGACACTAGCCCTAAATGGGGCTAAATGTCAGTAGCCCATGATAAGGTTACACCATAACTAAATAAGGGTATGAGCCTAGCAAATAATCCGTAAGGTGAGCCTAGCGAATAAGACCCCCCCAAAAATTACTAACGAAAGAAGAATAAATAAATGTCATACGCATACAACACACGCACTAACTCTATCTCTAAGTGGGACACTATCCAAGAAGATGTAGCAGACGCATACGCATACTTAGATGAAGAAGTAGAGCAAGACGAAGATGAATTAGAAGATGAATTAACAGA